GTATCTGGAACCAGCGTCAGTGGAAATGAAGTTTCATTTATAGATAATGGATATGAACCAGTTGAATTGAATAAATTAAATCTTCTCAATAGTACAAGAATAGTATGTTCTAAAGAAAATGAAACTGCTTATTTAAGTGGATTACCTAGAAATAAATCATTTACTACAACAATAACATTAAATACTAGAGATAAAAATTTATCACCATTAATTTTCTTAGACAATACAAGTACAGAATTTTACAATAATCGTTTAGATAGTCCAGTTTCGGACTATGCAAATGATGGAAGAGTAAATTCTATTCGATATGATCCACATTCTGCAATATATGTCTCAAAGACTATCAATTTAACAAATCCAGCAAATTCTTTAAAAGTTATTTTATCAGCATATCGTCCAGAATCTTCAGATTTTAGAGTTCTTTATAATTTAATTAGAGCAGATTCTAGTGAAGTTCCACAATCATTTGAATTATTCCCAGGATATGGAAATCTGACATACAATAGTAATGGAAAATATGTTTCTATCGATCCTTCTAAAAATAATGGATTACCTGATACATTTGTAAGAGCGAGTTCATTTTATGAATTTTTAGAATATGATTATACCGCAGATAACTTGGATTTATTTACTGGATTTACAATCAAAATTGTAATGTCTGGTACAAATCAGGCAAATGCTCCAATAATTAAAGAACTTAGAGTAATTGCAACAAGATGATTAGAGTAGAAGGACATTCAAATTTATATCGAGATGAGCAAACTGGTGCTATAATAAATTGTGATACGTTAGCATATACTCATTATTTAAAATCATTAAATGCCAAAGATGCTGAAAAAAAAGAAATTGAGCAACTAAAAAATGAATTGAATGATATAAAAACTTTACTAAAACAATTATTAGAAAAAAATGGATCCATCTGATATTAGTTTATCTAGTGTTTCAAAATCATTTGAATATGAAAAAATTTCAAGAGAAATTTCAAATTGTGATGATTTAGAACTAGTAAAAAATATTGCAAAATCTTATGTAAAATTATATTTTGCTCAACACGAAGTTTTAATTGAATTAGGTGTTAAAGCATAATATAAATAATATTGATCTGATTTTTTGTAAATGGCCGCAGTATATGTAAGTAACATAGTTGTTAATGCTGGATCTGATTTTAGTCAAACTTTCACTTTAGAAAGTTCTGATACTAATTCAGCGTTGGATCTTAGTAATTACACAATCAATTCTCAGATGAGAAAGCACGCAGCTAGCTCTTCTGTTATAAATTTTACTACTACTAAAGTCAATGCTTCTCAAGGAGTAATACAAATTGGATTGACAACATCAGTTACTGCATCTCTAAAACCTGGAAGATATATTTACGATATAGTTGCTCGCAATGGAATTACTTCAACAACTACTCGTGTTATAGAAGGTATGGTTTTAGTGAGAGAAGGGGTAACTAGATAATTTAAAAAATATTTTTTAACAGATGGAGATGCTCATCAATGGCAAAACCAAGTAGTCGCCAAGAACTAATAGATTATTGCCTAAGGCGTCTGGGTGCCCCTGTGTTGGAAATTAATGTCGATGATGATCAAATAGATGATTTAGTTGACGATGCCCTTCAGTACTTCCACGAGAGGCATTTTGATGGTGTAGAAAGAATGTATTTGAAATATAAAATAACTCAACAAGATCTAGATAGAGGTCAAGCTAAGGGAACTAATGGAGTTGGAATTGTATCTACAACTGGAACCTCCAATATTAATGGTACACCAACTACATTTAATTTCTATGAAACTTCCAATTATATTCAAATTCCAGATTCAGTAATTGGGATTGAAAAAGTATATAAATTTGATACTAGTGATATTTCTGGGGGAATGTTTAGTATTAAATATCAATTATTCCTGAATGATCTTTATTACTTTAATTCTGTTGAACTTCTTCAATATGCTATGGTTAAGTCCTATTTGGAAGATATTGATTTTCTATTAAAAACTGATAAGCAAATAAGATTTAATAAAAGACAAAATAGAATGTATTTGGATATAGATTGGAATACTCAAAAAGTAGATACATTTTTTATCATAGATTGTTATAGAATTTTAGATCCTAATGATTTTACTAAAGTTTATAACGATAGTTTTCTAAAAAGATATCTTACAGCATTAATTAAAAGGCAATGGGGACAAAATCTAATTAAATTTAGAGGAGTTAAATTGCCAGGTGGTATTGAATTAAATGGTAGAGAAATATATGATGATGCAGAAAAAGAAATATCAGCAATAATGCAAAGAATGGCAATGGATTATGAACTTCCACCATACGATTTTATTGGATAATGGCACTTAATCCCTTTTTCTTACAAGGATCTCCAGGAGAACAAAGACTCGTTCAAGAGTTGATTAATGAACAGTTGAAAATTTTTGGCGTAGAAGTATTATACATTCCTAGAAAATTTGTAAGACAGGAGACTATTATAAGAGAAGTCACTTCTTCAAGATTTGATGATAACTTTTCTATAGAAGCATATGTGAGTAATTATGATGGTTATACAGGATCTGGAGATATCCTGACAAAATTTGGAATGAATTTGAAGGATGAAGTAACTTTAATCATTTCTAGGGAGAGATTTGAAGATTTTATATCTCCCTTTTTAGATGCTATGGATGATAATGAAATTATTTTATCTACTCGCCCAAGAGAAGGAGATATTGTATATTTTCCTTTAGGTAAAAGATTATTTGAAGTTAAATTTGTAGAACATGAGAAACCATTTTACCAATTAGGAAAAACATATGTTTATGAACTTACATGTGAACTATTTGAATATGAAGATGAAATTGGTGGATTCAGTGATCAAAATGCAACTGTACAAGAAATAGATACTACTTTACAAAATCAAGGATATATTACATCACTTCAGTTATTCTCAATCGGTCAACAAGCAACAGCATCTTCTGGTATTGGGAGTGGATATGTAAGAAAAATTACTCTCTCAAATGATGGGTATGATTATGTGGGAATTCCTACAGTTTCAATTACGCCAGCACCATCTGGTGGAACAACAGCTACTGCAGTTGCATTTACTACCTGCAAAGGTGGTGTTTGTTCCATTAAAGAAATTCTATTAGTAAATCCTGGATCGGGTTATACTGTAGCACCTTCAGTAACAATCTATCCAAATGGTAGTGGAAAAGGTGCTGAAGCTTCATGTGAAATAGTTAAGGATTATTATGGAATTAATACTATTGGAATACAAACATACGGACAAGGTTATGTAAATTCACCATCGATCACATTCAGTTCCCCAACTGTAGGATTAGCAGTAACTGCAACAGGTAGAGTAATTGTTGGATCTTCTGGAAGCATAACTGATATTCTTATCATAGATGCTGGAATTGGATATACTGTTGCACCTAACGTAACAATTGCACCTCCTCCATTATTAACTGGAATTGGTACATATACATTTAATGAAATCGTTACTGGAACTACTTCTAATACAACATCTAGAGTTAAATCTTGGGATAAAGATACAAATATTCTTCAAGTTGGTGTAATAGATGGATCATTTATTCCTGGAGAAATTATTGTTGGATCTGCATCTTCCGCAACATACGCATTGAAGAATGTATCTAATAATCAATTTGCTGATAAATATGAACAAAATGATGAAATTGAAGATGAGGCAGATCTCATCGTAGATTTCTCAGAATCAAATCCATTTGGTAACTATTAATGCTAGGAACTTACTACTATCACCATATTATAAGAAAAACAATCATTGCTTTTGGTACTGTTTTTAATCAAATTTATATTCAGCATCAAGATGCTAATGATAATACTTATAGTGAAATGAGAGTTCCCTTAGCATATGGACCAACTCAAAAATTTCTTGCTCGTTTGACTCAGCAACCAGATTTAAATAAACCGATTCAAATTACTTTGCCTAGAATGTCATTTGAAATGACTTCTATAAGATATGATCCTTCAAGAAAAACAACTGTAACTCAATCCTTTAAGGCATCGGATGGAAAAAATTTGAAAAAAGTTTATATGCCTGTTCCATATAATATTGGATTTCAACTTAATATTATGGCTAAATTGAATGATGATGTATTACAAATTGTAGAACAAATTCTTCCTTATTTTCAACCAGCATTTACACTGACCGTAGATCTTGTCGATTCAATTGGAGAAAAAAGAGATATTCCTCTCAATTTGGATGATATTTCTTTCAAAGATGATTATGAGGGAGATTTTTCAACAAGAAGATCTTTAATTTACACATTGAATTTTACTGCAAAAACTTATCTGTTTGGTCCTATTGCAGATACAACTGATGGACTCATTCGTAAGGTGCAAGTTGATATGTACACAAGTACCGATACTGTAAATGCAAAGAGAGAAATGAGATATACTGTTGTTCCAGATCCTATTGATGCTGCACCAGATGATGATTTTGGATTTAATGATAAATGGGAATTTTTCAATGATTCTAAATCTTATAGTCCAACACAACAGACGGACATTTAATGGATAACCAATATGATAAATGATTTTGAGTCTATTGATAAAGCACTGAATACTGAAAGTAGTATTGTTGAAGTCGAATCAAAACCATCGGATGTTAAAGTAATAAAAACAACTCCAGATGATATTCAAAAAGATTATGAGTATAGTAGAGCGCAACTATACTCACTTATTGAAAAGGGACAGGAAACTTTAAATGGAATTATGGAACTTGCAGCAGAAACTGCTAGTCCAAGAGCATATGAAGTTGCAGGTCAAATTTTAAAAAGTGTTGGTGATACTGCAGATAAATTAATTGATTTACAGAAAAAAATGAAAGGTATTGAAGAAAATGAGACAAAAACAACTAACAATGTGACCAACAACGCAGTATTTGTTGGATCAACCTCTGAATTACAAAAATTACTCAAGCAAGGTTTTCTAAATAATAAAGAGAAACCTTAAATATATAAATGCAACTGAAACCCCACAGAACAGTTGAGCAAATTGCCAAAAAGCATCGTCTTGATGTTTCCTTTGTGAAGCACCAACTTGAAATGGGAATTCCTATTGAGCA